CTGCGGCTCCAAGAGCTGGTAGACCCGGCCCTGAAAGTGCTCGCCCGCGAAATGGTGAGCGCCGAAAAATCAAGCGACAGGCTGCGCGCCGTCGAAAATGTCCTGGATAGGGCCGGTATAACCAGAAAGCAGGATCAGGTGGACGAGACAACGGCGCAGGAGATGCTGATAGCGAAGCTGCAGCAAATGACCGGACAATAAAACACGGGGGGCGGGTGGGGTGTATGGACTTCCTGAAAATGGTGGCCGCCTACCCGCCCGAGCTGGTAGCGGAGGCCGTAGCCTCACTGCCCGATCACGTGGCGCAAAAGCTTCTGGAATCTATCACCACCGCATCCGGTAAACCCGCATACGGCACCCCCGGGGAGCTGGCGGCCGCACTAGACGAGCGGACGGTGCAGACCCCGGCGCTAGACCTGATCGACCAGAAGCTAGTGCAGGCGTTCAACACCCCGGATTCGCGGCTAATCATCAGCATGCCACCGCAGGAGGGCAAATCACAGCGCGCATCCCGTCGCTTCGTAGAGTGGGTGCTCACGCAGAGGCCGGACACGCGGGTAATCATCGCCTCCTATCAACAGGAGATAGCCACGGAGTGGGGCGGGGTTATCCGTGACGACATCCGCGATAACGCCGCGAAACTAGGCATACGTGTACGCCCCGGTTCATCCTCAAAACAATTCTGGAAGCTGGACGGGCACGAGGGGAGCGTTTTCTGCGCGGGCGTAGGCGGCGCAATGACCGGTAAACCGGCCGACCTGCTGATTATCGACGACCCCGTGCGCGGGCACAAAGACGCCTCTTCACCAACCATTCAAAAGGATCAATGGAACTGGTGGACAGGCACCGCCGCCGCGCGTCTCGCCCCCGGCGCCCCCGTGATTCTAATCCTCACCAGGTGGCACGATAACGACCTGGCGGGGATGCTCATGCGGGAAAACCCCGGAGAATGGGAGTTCTTGCGCATCCCAGCGCAGGCAGACCATAAACCGGAGGCCGGGGAAGAAGACCCGCTAGGGCGGGAACCCGGCGAGTTCATGGTGTCCGCACGCGGCCGCACACAAAAGAACTGGGAGAAACGCAAACGCGAGGCCGGGCCGAAATCATGGGCCGCCCTATACCAGGGCACCCCGTCACCCGACGAAGGCGGTATTTTCCCCGGCGCCTGGGCGCGCTACAGCAACCCCATCTGGGTTGAACAGCCTACCGGTGAGCGGGTAATCCACGGCATAGGCCCAGAGGACGAAATCATCCAATCCTGGGACTTGGCATTTAAAGGCACCGACCAATCCGATTACGTCGTGGGCCAAGTCTGGATACGCCGTGGCGCCCGCTGCTTCCTGCTAGACATGCGGCGTGAACGGCTAACGTTCATGGAGACGCTAGACGCGATCAAGGCAATGTCCGCGAAATGGCCGCAGGCCGTAGCGAAATTCGTTGAAGACAAAGCTAACGGCCCGGCGGTCATCAACTCCCTACGCGGGAAAGTCGCCGGGATAATCCCAGTCACACCAGACGGCGGTAAAGTCGTCCGCGCTAACGCCGTCTCGCCACTAGCGCACTCCGGCGACATCATCCTACCCGAACCGCACCTACTACCCAATGTTGAAGAGCTGGTAGAAGAGGCGAAGCTATTCCCGAACGGGAAGCACGACGACGCGGTAGACGCCATGACACAGGCAGTAAACCAGCTCGGAATCAACCCCATCACCGGCGGGGACACGATAGAAGACGCCGAAGAATGGGGTGAGGACGGGTACAGTATCGGATTCTACTAAGAGAGGGGGCGCCCTATGGGCCGCCTGCAAAGCATCATCGAATCGGCGCGCGAAACCATTACGGGCGCGTTCAAAGGCCCGGACCGTGAGCTAGAGGCCGCAACCGCGCAGCTACGCGAATCATTCTCCACGATTGAAGGGATGATGGCGGAGGACGCGGGGTGGCGGCGCCTCACCACCATAGGTTCTGAGGAGTTCACCCTAGCCGGTGTGAAGCGCAATAGCGGCGTGTGCAGGCTAATGTCCGTATCCGATCCGCTGGTGAAGCGTGGAGTGCACGTCCGCGCCGGGTACGTCTTCGGCGCGGGTGTGGGTGTGACCGCTAAAGCAACAGCGGAAAACAGCCCGCAGGATGTGAACGCCGTCATACAGGCGTTTTGGGATGCGCCCGCAAACCGGCGCGCACTCACAGGGATGCAGGCACAGCACCGGCTAGAACACGCGCAGGCGACCGACGGGAACATATTCATCGCCCTACGCACCGACCCCACTACCGGGGCCGTAACCGCCCGCACCATCCCCCTCACCGAAATCACCGGCGTACTCACCAACCCCGAAAACGCAGCAGAGCCACGGTACTATTTGCGCTCCTGGACAGAAAAACTATACGACACAGCGAGCACCCAGACCGTCCGCAAAGAAGCCTACTACCCCGCCCTAGGGTGGCGGCCCGTAGCGCAACCCCAGACCATCGGCGGCATCCCCGTAGACTGGACAACACCAATCCACCACCAGGCAGACGGATCACCCGACGGCTGGGCATGGGGTGTCCCCGACATATTCGCCGCCCTCCCCTGGGCACGCGCATACAAAATCTATTTAGAGGACTGGGCGCGGCTCATGCGCGCACTAGCACGCATCAGCCACCGGGTAACAGCGAAAAACAACAAAGCCGCCGCCGAGGCACGCCGCGCACTACAGCAGGCCGCGCTATCCCCAACGCCCGGGGTAATCGGCGCCGTAGACGCAACCGTAGAGGCAATGCCCAAGACCGGGGCGACAATCGACGCAGAATCAGGGAAACCCCTAGCATCAATGGTCGCCGCCGCCCTAGGCGTCCCCGTAACCATGCTCCTAGGCGACCCAGGGCAGACCGGGGCGCGGGCCGTAGCAGAAACCCTAGACCGGCCAATGCTCAACGACCTCATGGCGCGGCAACACCTCTGGCAAGAAACCTACAGGGCTATCTTGGGGCACGTCATCGACGCCGCCATAGCCGCCCCGCAAGGCCCGCTAAAAGGCACCGTGAAGCAGGCCGCCGGGCAATGGGACATCGCACTACCTGACGGGGTAGAACGTACTCTGGTTTTCCATTTCCCAGACCTCAACGAGCAGACGCTAGCCGAGACCATCGACGCCGTAACCAAAACCTACGGGACAGGGCTAGTACCCTACGAAACCCTAGCCCTGCTAACACTGCGTGCGCTAGGGGTGCGCGACCCCGACGAAATCATAGCGGGCATGACAGACCCCAACACAGGTGAGTTCATCCCCGCCGGGGCAAACCTAGCCGACGCAATCATAGCCCAAGCAACACGCGGAGAACGGAGCGACGAATGACCGTGCACATGGCAGCCGCCGAAGCCGCACAACGCCTCAAAGACCAAACAGAACGCATGCTAGCACTACCCGAGACAACACTAGCCACACAATGGGCCGCAGCATGGGAAACCCTAGAGGCAGCATTCGCCGACGCCATCCGGGCCGCACAAGACCCCACCACAGGGGCAGCCCCCGGGTGGCGCATCCTCCAAACCAACCGCACCCACGAAGCCCTGCAGCATGCCCGCGAAAAACTAGAAGAACTCCTAGCCGAATACGCGGGCATAACCGCCGACATAACCATCCCCGACGCAATCAACAGCGCACTAGACGCACACGCCAGGATGGTAAAAACCCAGCTGCCCCTCACCTACGCCCTATCCCACACCCTCAACACCATCACACCCGAAGAAATCGACTGGATGGTGCACCGCGCAACCCAGCGCATCACCACCCACACCCTGCGGCTCCCCGAAGAAATCGAAACCAAACTAAAACACGCCCTAATACGCGGCACCGCAACCGGGGAAAACCCAGAAGAAACCGCGCGGCAACTCCTAAAACAAGTAGGCGACACCTTCAAAGGCGGGCTACCCCGCGCAACCATGATCGCCCGCACAGAAACCCACGACGCGCAACGCCACGCAACACAACAATGGGAAAAAAGTAACACCGACATCCTAGAAGGCTGGGTATGGGTAGCCGCCCTAGACAAACGCACATGCCCCGCATGCATCGCCATGCACGGCACCACCCACCCCACCACCGAACCAGGCCCAAACGACCACCACAGGGGACGGTGCACCCGCGTACCCAAAACCAAACCCTGGGCACAACTCGGCATCAACCAAACCGACACAGCACCCAAAATACAAACCGGCGAACAATGGTACGAATCGCTAACACCACAAGCACAAGCCGACATACTAGGTGCCCAGCGTGCCCACCTCATAAACACCGGACAAATCCCATTCACCGCCCTAGCCCAAAGAAAAACAAACCCGGGCTGGCGCGACACCATCACCCAACGCCCACTGAGCGACCTAAAACAGAAAGCCAAAAATGCCTAAAACACTCACCCGCGAATCAGCAGGCGGACAACCAACCAGCGACCTCACCGGCGCAAAAATCGCAATCACCATCATCACCCCCGGCCAAGGCTCAAGCGGATACTACCCGGTCGAAACCATCTCGGGCGCCGCCCACCTCTTCCCCGCCGGGACACACATGTACATCAACCACCAAACCGAAAACGAAGAATGGGAGAGGCCCGAAGGCGACCTAAAC